GTATCGAGTTGAGCGCTTCCTGGAACGCCGCCGTATCGTCGGTGATGCCGTCGCCCTTTGCCCCGAAGTCCCCTACGCTGATATTTTCCCTAAGTTTGTCTTGCGCATTCCTTGTGACTATTGCACCGACGCCTTTCTGCACGAAAGAGGTACCACTAAGCGAACCATTCGCGTTTGCGCTCACCGTGCAGGACGCGTTCAGCGTGTGCCCGGTTGTCGCGGCAAACTTGATTGAAAGGCCGTCAACAAACGCCTGCGCCGCGCCGGTCACAGCGATGGGCGATGAGAGCGTCCCGCCGTTCTTGGACCACTCGAAGTGGTCTGGCGTGCCTACGGCATTAAAGGTGAACACGTACTGCGCGTTGGCGGCCGCTGGCGCGTAAGCGCCCGAGATCGTCGCGTCGCTGAGGCCGGAAGACATCGCGCACGTGCCGATGGTCATCGTCTGCGCGTACGCGGTGAGCGCGCAGAAGAAAAAGGCGATTAAGGTTTTCATTTGGATTTGCTGGTTTAAATGGGTTGGTCGATCAATGCGCCGGTCGGCGTGGTCACGCCCGCGGAGCTGGTGCGGAAGTCTACGTGGCACTGGGTGTTGGCCGGCGACGCGGTGCTTGCGACAGCGAAAGCGATCTTGTAGCTGGGGTCGAAAATGGTGGAATAGCCGCCGGTACCGCCGACGGGATCTTCCTGCGTGATGAACTGCCATGGCGTTTCAACGCCCGAGGTAGTCGAGTAATTGATCGGCGGAGCCACGGCGATGCATGGATTGCCGTTCCCGTCCGCAACGCAATTCGCGGCGGTGAGGATCAGCAGGTTCACGGCTTGCGACGCGTCGGGCGTTGCCACGCCAGCGACAACGGGCACGAGGTAGGAGGAGGCGGGCGCGAACGCGGCGCTCGTAAGCGCAGGCACAAAGACTTCCTGCCATGGCGCGAACCGCACGGGCGAGATATTGCCTTGCGCGTCCTGGGTGACAGCCTGCACGAGGAACGACTGCGACCCCGCGCTCGAAAACGGAACCTGCATCGCCGCAAGAATGGCGGCGGCGCCCGCAATGCCGTTATTCGTGAACGGTGCGCCGGGAATCGAAAGCGACGGCGCCGATTCGAGGATTGAGAAAACGCTGGTGCCGTCCGGAATCGTAGTCCACGGCTGCGTTATCGTCAACGTCGTCGATGTGTTCGACGCGATATTGCGCTTCTGGCCCGCTCCCGTGCCGCGCATGATCCACACGACTTTTCCGTACTCCGCGTTGACGGCGAGGCCGCCCGGAGCGAACTGATTCACGAATGCCGAGTCCCCGATCGTGGTGGCCGACGAGATATTCGCCATCGCGCGCATCACGTAAATATCGCCGGCCGCGCCGAACGTAGACTGCGTCACCGTCATATTGCCGGACGTGTCGTTCGCGGTGACATTGAAATTCCCCGGCCGCGCATAACAGAGGCCCGCGAAGGTCTGCGGCCCAATGCCTCCTACGGGGATTGGCGTGCCCGAACCGTACGCCGACAGAATGCGCCCTGCCCACTGGTTCACAGTGGGCGATGAAGGAATGGAGATGACGCCCGCTGCGATCGCCGAACAGCTGTCGCCCCAGATGCCGCCATGCCGGATGGGCGTGACCAGAAGCATCACGCTCGTGTCGACGACGTCGGGGCGCCCCGGCCCATCCGTGGGCCAGATTATTTCCGCGCCTATCGTGATCGTGGTGGCCACCGGGTTGTGCACGAGCGAGGGCGCCGGATCGACCAGCCACATATTCAGCGAGTGCTGGCCGAGGTATACCTCGTAATCGACCGCGTGCGAATCCCAGACGATATTCGAAACCGTGATAGTCGATCCGGCCGAAGCCACGACCGCCTTCACGTTCGCGGAGGGCTGCGATTTCGCGCCGGCGCTGTCGATGCCGACGAAACTCACCAGCCAGTTGCCCGCATCGATCGCGCCGCCCGAGCCGACCGTGGCCTGCAAGGGAACCCTCGGCGCTGAGGTCAGCGCCGACGTCACGTTCACGACCGGAGTCGACGCGACTGTGATCTGCCCGTTGGTTGTGTAAAGTCCGATCGTTTCGAGGCCCGGATAAAGCGCGTCGTTCGAGGGATACGGGCTGTAGCCCGGCTTCAGTGGCCATGGCAGCCGGTTTGGCGCCGCGGAAAGCGGATTCCGCTGATAGGGCGGGGGATCCTGACCGTACAGGTCGGTGTGCCACTGATCGAAGTGCCAGCGGAACGCGAGGTCCCAGTGCTCGCCGTCCGTATTCGGCGTGGCGGAGAGCAGGCGCGCGAGAATCATGGACAGGCTGGCCTGCGCATAATTGATCCCGCAGATGAAGCCCACGCGGCTGGCGAGATGCGCGGCCTTAACCGTCGTCCTGAAAGACGGCAACTCGGTGCCGCGGGCATCGAAGCGCGAATTGCCGTAGAGCGCCTTGGCCAGCTCGATATTCGAAACGCGGGTGCCCTGATCGAAATTATCGATTCCCATTACGGCGAAAGGCGCGGGGATTTCCTGATTGCCAGAGGTCACGTAACCATCGGGGTCGATGGTAGTGATGGTGTCCTGCACGAACTGGTTGGCCTCATCCTGAAACGGAAACGCGATTGTATTCGGCGTGTCGTTGAGTGTGCGGCCGCCGAGCTTGAACGTGCCCTTCTCGATGGACGCCCGTACTGTTGCAGACCCGCCATCGAAGAGATAGGCGAGGTAGCCCGGAGTGCCCATCGACGGCACCAGCGATGTGCTGGTGGCAGGCATCGATGCCACGGGCGTCGAGTAGTTCGAGCCCGGAATCGGCGCGCCCTGCTGGTCGGCGAGCGTACCCTCGATGAAGCACTGAAGCAGGCCGTTAACCGGATTGCGCGCCAGAATAATGCACGCGCAGTTGCGAATGGCGAGGACCGCTTTCGCGAGCGATTGCCGCTGGCTCGTGATCAGCGCGAGCGAGCAGCGGAAGCGCGCGTGTGTGGCCGCGTTGTTATTGATGTCGGTGTAGCCGATCTGGACCGCGCATATCTGCGCCGCGGCGTACCAGCTGGCGGCGTCGATATCGAGAGTCGTGAACGGACCCCAGCAACAAAGCAGGTCCATCAGTGCCCAGACCGGATTGGCCGCGACCGCGCCCGTCGACGATTCCTGCATCGCGAGGTCGTAGGGGTTGAGCGGAATATAAAAAACGCCCCCGCCAGCGCCCGTGCCGTTTGTGAACGTGCCCGCAAGCGTGACCGTGCCGGAAGTCCAACTGCTCAGACCATACGCGCCATCGGCGATCAGGCTATTGCCACTGAGATAGACAGTGAATGGCGAATTCCCCGTGCAGTCGATATTGACATCACCCGCAGGGAAGGTAAGCACCGCGACGCCACCGGATACAGCCGATGTCGCAATCGGCATGGCGTGAAGGCACTGTGGAAACTGCACGAGAACCTGCACGGTCGGGATAGAGCCGGACGCTGCCAGTTCGCTTGGTACGGTGATGATGATCCAGCACATTGAGCCGTGCGGATCGCCGTGCCCATTCATGAGCTGGCTCACGATGCCTGCCCGGCCGCCCGATGACGTGCTTCCGACCGGCAAAGACACCCAGGTGAAATTCAACTTCGGATCGTTATTGAACGGCACTTCGACGCCGTTGACGAGGACCGTGAGGACCGTAGCCGGACCGTTGGGTGCCATACAGACCACACATTCGGAGATCAGATCATTAGCTCCGCTCCAGGGTTCCAGTACGGTCGCGTTGACCCACTGCGTGCCATAGCCCTGGTTGTAATAGGTCGTTCCGGTAGGGGGGTTCGGCGCGTTAAAGCCGTACTGCGTGCCCGCGCTGGGGTTGACGTACTGCTTGCCGGACCAGCCCTGCGGAGCGACCCAGGTATCGCCCGTGAAGTCGCCTGTTGCGCGGTTGCCGGTATCGTTGGCTATATCGCCGTCCGGACCACACGGTTTGCCGCCGCTGCCATACGTCGTAGTCGATGCATAGTTGCCCAGACGCGCCATGCACCCCTGCGTTCGCGTGGCGCGCCCGGAGCCGCACGATCGCGTGTAATCGCACATCACATAGAAGCCGGAGCCGTCAGTCAGCTGCGACCCGTCCGGATTGGTAAGGTACGCCGTAGTTGTATTGCCGACGCCACCGATCGAGATCAGATCCGGCGAATATCTGCAATATATGGATGTCGGATTGGTCAGGCCATCGCGCCGTTGCGCCGCGGTCGACGCAAACGTATAACCGCAGCGATTCTGGCGTGCGAAATTCGGAATGGTCAGCCGCGTCATCGACTGCCGCGCCTGCCCGGTGACCTTGATGATGCCGGCGCCGAAATCGACGGTCGGCTTGTCGAGAATGAACGGCCACGTGTATGCGTTGGTCGAGTAAGAGTTGCTCGGGATATCCCAGAGCGCAAAGATTACGGTCAGCGTGCCGCCGCGCCAGCCGAACGCGTTCGCGTGCGTGGTCCAGATCGCGAAATCGCCGTCCGCGATCACGAGCGAGATCGAACCCGGGATGTCGTAGCCCTGCGGCGACTGCGCCTGAATCTGCTCGATCGGGTTGCCCTGCAGACGCGCTTCGTAAACGTTGCCTTTGTACGTCAGCGTGTTGCCGCCGAGCGCGGGCGTGGTGGTCAGGTAAGTAACGTCGCTGCCAGAGTCCACCAGCTTCGTCGCAGGGTTGATCGCCGCGAGCGCGCAGAGAATCAGTGGCTTCGGGACGACGTTCGACTGGACGAGGCCGGTTTCTTTTCCGGATTCGATGGTGAAGGACATGCGATGGTTGAACTATGGAAAGCGAACGATTCCTTGACCACTCAGAAATCGGTCTGATTTATCGAACGATTAAATCGGCAGGCAAGGATCCGGCGGATCCGGCCATCTGGGCTGAGTACAAAGAGGGCTATGTGAGGCTTTTGCGCGCGCTCCGCTTTCACGACTTGGAGCCTGCGAGCCCGAGGCTCCAATGAACCGCCGCAATTTCCTGATGACGACAGCAGCCGCAGCGATCGCTGCGCCCGCCCTGGCCCAGGCGTTGACCGCGGCGGCGCCGGAAGTCGCGAAGCTTGCGCCTATCGCGCAGCAGTTGACGCGACGCATACTCGCCTGCCAGGTCCGTGATGCCGTCAGCACTCCCGATTTCGTTTACGGCCGGGCCTCTGTTTGTTGCGGTGAGGCCAAGGTTCTGAATCTTGCGGTGAACGGGGTTGACGTTCCGCGCGCCGGGCCCGACCAGATTCTGTCGTGGAGCCCATTGAGCTGGGGAGTCATTGGGACGGGAGTGAGATTCTGCGTCCCGACCGAGCTGGCCGGTTTCGGGCGGTCACCGATGATACTGGTGGTTCTTGCCGAGGTCGAGTTCCCGCAATGAACCGCCGCGATTTTCTCGCGCTGGCGGGCGCGGCGGCGATAGCGCCCGCGGTGCCGAAGGCCGATGGCAGGTTCATACCGGTGGGCGACATCATGCCCGCGCAGCCGAACGCCCGCACTTATACGAATGGTGAGGTTCGCGGGTTCAGCTACTACAACCGGTGCGTTTCGTATGTCCGGATCTCTGGGAAAGGGGCCGTTCTTAATTCGTCGCTTCGAGCACAATCTTCAGGCTCGAATCGTTTACCCCGCGATAAGTAACCACCAGATCATCCATTGCGTAATGCGTCTTCGTGTAAGGCACCGCGTCCTCATCCGTGAACGTGAACGAAAACGCCATCCCCCAGTTCGCGAGGAAGTGCGCGACCAGCGTCGCCGTGTCCGCGTCCGAGACCATCGAAGCGTTGAATTCCCAGCCGTTCAAGCCACCGGCGCCGGGATAGCCGCTCAATCCGCCGCCGAACTCCGCGAAAGTGTAAATCGGCCCCGCCTCCACCTTCTGGGCGATCGTCTGGTAACGCCGCTTTTGCACGTATGGCAGGATGCCGATCGCGCCGTTCGCCAGCGTGGGAAACGCGCCGCCGGGAAACAAGCCCGACGAAAGGCTTTGTGTGATCGATTGCGTGAGCCGCAGCGGGCCGTTGTACTGCGTCGTTTTCGATTCGGTCGCGGCCCATTCATCGGCATCGATGCCGAGATTGAAGAATGTCGCGAGCGATCCGCCGAAAGGCAGGCTGATTTCGAGATTTTGCTCGAACCGACCAGCGGCGCCGGCGACCGCGCCTTTGACGGTATTCTTTTGCGCCTGCGTCAGCTGCGCGTAAGGAATCGCCACTTTGATCAGGGCACCCGGCTGCCGGAGCCACCGCTGCTGCGCGCCGTTCTGGAACTGGCCGATTCCGGTTAAAAAGCTGTAGGTAACCTCAAACGGATAGTTCGCTGCGGACGTCCCGCGGATGACTGGAAGCGGAGTTGACGACATCGGTTATCCGTTCGCCGTCCGGTGCACTTCCGTCGCAAGCGAGCCGTGCACGTTCTGCAAATTCTTCGCCGCGGCGTTGCCGATAGCGATGTGATTCCGATCCGCGAAGTCCGCAAAGGACGCCACGTCCATCGCGTTCACGTTGATCACGGTCGTGGGTTTAGCCGCGGTGGCCGGGTTGAACTGCCCGGTCTGCGTGCCGGGCACGTCGTAATACGTCGGCGGCGGCCCGAACAGGCCGTGCGTCTGTTCCCAGACCGAGCCTTGCCGGACCGTCGGCACAGCGGAAAAATCGGACGTGCGGATCTGGCCGCGTGCGTTAAAGTCGGTGAAGTTGCCGTTCGAGGACTGCGTGACGTTCAGCGCCTGCGGAGCGATGTACTGGTTGGCTGAGAGTTCCTGATTGATCTGGTTCGCGCGCTGGACGGGACCGTTGCCGAACAGGCTGCCGATCAGCGGCAGCGCGATGGCAGCTATTGATCCGACGATCGGTATCGCACTCAGGAGTGGGGTCATCACCGTACCGAGTGCCTTGACAACGTTCGTCGTCACAGCGGCGGCCATGCCGATGCCGCTGCCGGCCGCTGTGAGCGCGCCGCCGGCACCACCCGCATGAATGCCCGCGAGAATTCCGAGCGTGCCAGCGCCGAGCGTGGCCGCAAGGCCAACGCCAGCGCCGATCTGCTGACCTGTTGTTGGAGCGGTGCCTGGCTGGCCGTTTACGCCCGGGGTGCCGTAACCGAGCAACGTCGATAGCCCGTTTCCGCTGAGCGCGGATCCGATGCCGCCGCCGGCGAGGCCGAGGGCTTTCTGGATCGTGGCCAGTGGTCCGGTGCTCAGTGCCGCGGGCAGGGAACTCGTCGCCATCGCCGACATAGCCGCCAGCGGATTCGTTAACGGATTCGATGCCGCCATCGATATCGCGGAGGCGGGATCCGCGGAAGTCGGATCGCTCGCGGACGTGTCGCCCGAGACCGCCTTATAGATTTGCTTGAGCCAGCTTACGGTATCCGAGGTGTTTGCAACAATCGATGTCTGTGCGGCATCCGGAATCGCCTTATTCGAGGGATCGAGCATCGTCCCCTTGAGAGTCTTCCCCCAGCTGCCCGGAACTCCGCCCGCAACGCCCTGGCCCGCGCTTTGCAATACCGGCCCCATCACGTTGCCGAACAGCGTTCCGCCTTCGCTCAGCGCATCTTTCTTGAGCAGCATCCCGAGCGCACGGCCGGCGCCGACCTGGCGGTCCGTTAACGCGTCGAAAATGCTGGTGGCGTCTTTCTGGTATTTCTCGAGGTTTTTCTCGCGTAGCTCGTCGAGCGCTTCCTCATACTGAATCTGCGCTTCATAAAGCGACTCGGCGTTCTGTTTCTTCGCGACCTCCATCTCCTTGTCGCGGAGGTCCGCGTCGGCAATGATGCCAATGCGGTTCTTTTCGATTTCGAGGATTTGGTTACTCGCGTCGACCCGCGCCGCGTAGTCCGAGCCGGCCGCCTGGGATCCGCTCATCCCGCCGCTGCGCGTGGCAAGGCTGTTCCCGCGGATAGTCTCCTGCAGGCTCTTCGTTACAGTGTATTCGTCCGATTCCGCATCGCTCTTTTCGATAGCCCGAGCCGCAGAGACGTCTTTCTCCCCGCCGGAGGTTTTCTTCCGCTGGCCATATAGAAAGTCGGTTTCGGTCTGTTTTGCCGTGGCATCGTTATCCCGCGAGACTCCAAGGTCCCCGCTTAGATCGACGCCATCTACGATCGTGCCTTCAGGATTGATGACAGCTTTGCCTGCGCCTTCTTTGACAAGTTTCTTTAATTCTTCGGGGAATTTCGCGCCTTCTGTTTGGGCGCGCTTAATCAGGTTCTTGCTGATCTCGGTATTCCGCGCAATCGTCTCGCGCGTGGCCGCAGCCATCGCTTCCGGAGACACAGTGATGCCGGATGCCGCGGCCTTGTTGAGGCGCTCCTGGACTTCGGTGTGCACTGCCGCGTAAGGATCGTCTTCGCTTTTCGCCAGCGTGTCGGCCGCCCGCACGACGGATTCCTCGGTAAATGCCCTGTTTCGTTTTGCGGCTTCAATGCCGGGGCGCGCGGCGGCTTTGGCTGCGGCGTCAGCCTTCTTGTCTTCTTCGTTCTGTGCGACTGTGACTTTTGAATCGAGGTCAGCTTGTCGGTCGGTGTCAGTCTTTACCCGAAGGCGAGCAACCTCCAGCTGAGGCCCAAGAGCATCGTCTCTGGTCCTAACGGCAGCAAGCGCGGTTTCACTGAGGTCATCGATCGGTTTCCCTTTGGAATCCCAGTTACCCCGATTGCTGGTTCCCGCTTTGATGATGGCGTTTTGCTTCGCGATCTTCCCAAGCAGTATGTCTACCGCATCTGAATCACTGGCGAGATCTGCGCCTGCAAATTTCGACTCCGCGCGATAGCGTTCGGCTTTTCCCGAGTCGCGCTCGATTTTGTCCAGCCTGAGACGGCGATCTTCGTTCGACAGCTTGTCGTACTCGGCGTTGAGCTTTTTCATCTGCTCAAGAGCGAGCGTTTCCGCTTTGACTACCGGATCCCACTTATTGTAAAGTTCGCCCACCTTGCCGATCATCTGACCGAGAAGGTCGACAAACATTCCCGCGGCGAAAATAGGAAACAAGCCCTGCATGAGAGGGCCAAGGCCTCCTATGCTACTAGCCAGACTCCCGAGCGCCCGCGTAGGGAGTCTTCCCTCCATCATCGAAAATTCAGCGTTTAACGCCTGAACCGCCGGCATTTGCCGCGTAAACGACGACGTGACTTCGTCAACGCTCGCCTTCAGTTCCCGATGCTTCGCCACGAGCGTTTCGAGGCTCGCCCGCTTCTCTGCTACAACGGCCGCGAGGGAAGCTGCCCCGGCCGCGTTGCCACTGGCAATGGCCGTATCCATCGCCGTTTGAGCGTCAATGACGGCCTGCGCCGTGTGCTTCATCTCAGTCGCCACGTTCGCGACCTGCTTCTGCATCACGGCCATCTTCGACGAGATCTGGTCGATGGTGTCCGCGCCGGTTTGTTTTACATCGAATCTGATGTCGTATGCCATTAAAATCCGAAATATAATACCCTGTGAGGCTTGCGTTTTATACGTTGTTAACGTATACTAAGGTCATGAAGATCATCGCTCTTGCGGCATATCAAAAGCAGGTAAAAAGACTGCTTTCGTCCGAAGAGCGAATGGCGATGGAAGCCGCGATTGCTGCCGATCCCGCCGCCTATCCGGTTATGGGCGAAACTGGCGGATGCCGCAAAGCCCGCCGGGCGCGCGGGAATCGCGGCAAGAGCGCGGGCATCCGGTCGATCTTCTATTACTTCGTGAGCGGCGAAACCGTGTACATGATTGACGCCTATCCAAAGAACGAAAAGGAGAATCTGAGCAATGCCGAAAAAAACAGCCTTAAAAAACTCGCAGCAGAAATCGAGCGCAACGCGAAAAGCAAAACCGAATAGTACCCGCCTGGGCCGAGCGCTTGTTAAAGGGATGACGGAGGTCCTCGCCCATGTCCGCGGCGAAATCCAGCTTGAGAGCTACTTCTTGCCGGGAGCGGTCGACGTAAAAGCGATCCGAGAGCGAATCGGGATGTCCCAGGCGAAATTCGCTGGCACGTTCGCTCTGAATCCGCGCACGCTGCAGCAATGGGAGCAGCATAAGTCGGAGCCGGAGGGCGCGGTCCGCGCATACCTGACCGTGATCGACCGCAATCCGGACGCGGTCGCCGCGGCTCTTCAAAGCTCACTTCATCCTGAAGCCTCGCGCGCAGCAGGAACGGGAGCAGCGTAAGGCCGAGTCCGAGGCGCATGTGTCGCTCCGACCTTGGTTAGGCTCTGTTAATAGCCGTTTCCTGCGCCGAATCGTCGCGGCTCTTGGCCGCGCGCATCACTCCCCACGCGTCGTAGAACGCGCCGGGCCAGCGGTCTGCCGAACCGAACGCCGTTTCGTTTGTCGCTTCCGCCTGCAGGAAGATCTGTATTAATTGATCACTCTGAGGACTGCGAATCATTCGGCTCTTGGGACATTCGGCCGAACGGATTTCGTCCAGCTCGACGCGCACGCGCCTGACGCCTTTCGAGGAAGTTACGTCGATTGGATAACCGGCCGCCCACCACTCTCGTGGATCGGGACCATACTGATACCAGAAAGAAAGCCTTTTCAGGAACACGCGCTTTACCGGCTCGACGTCTTCCGGATGCCGCGCTACGCAGCGACGGGCAATATAGAGTCGCCTTGCTTCACAGGCATCGCAATTAAATTCGTCGGTTGCCCAGCCTCCTGCGCGACGGAAGGAGTGGGCGATTGTAAATTTCTTGCGTCTTCGGCTGGTAAAAATCCGTTGCCGTTAATCGCGGAAATGCACTCGTCGAAGAGTTCATCGGGCCCGCAGTCAATCAAAAGCGCGGCGCTCGCCGGTTTCCCGTCATACGTCAGCGCTTCCGCGCCGCCGAATGATTTCACAGCCGCGGCGATGAAGGCCGGATGAATCTGCGCCCGCACCAGAGCCGATGCCTCATCCGATACCGCCTGTAGCTCCATGGCCAGCACCAGCGTTTCGCCGCGGAGTTCCGCTTCGATCGGCTTGCCTTCCGCGTCCTTCGGCGAGAGGTCGATCGCCGCGACCAGCTTCTGCCGCACGTCTTCGTGGCGGATCGACATCTCGCGCTGTTTCGCCCGCGCGACGGAGACGGAAAGCTCCACCTCCGCGCGGCGCTTCGGGCCCATGCGCCTCAGGGTGACGACGACGCCCGGGAAGGCGACCGATTCAAGCGTGTAAGTCGATTTGAAGTCCATGGGGATTAAGTGAGGACTATCGAAAGCTCGTCGGTGACGGTCGTTGAAGTTGCATTCGCGCCCGAGCTCCCGAACTGAATATTCAGGCCTGCTCCCGACTCCTGCCAGCTGCCCGCACCGATCTGCACGTTTTTAACATTGACCGTTACGATCGATCCGGCCACATTGCCAAACACGAACGTCAGCGTCTGCGGAGCTTTCGTAAACGCGGCGACCTTCAACGAATTGAGGAGTGACGAGTCTGAATCGATACAGGTGATGTTCGAGATGTTGATCGCACGCTCGCCGCCGACGAAGCCGATTGTGTACGGATCGTTCAGCGCGTCAGTAATCGCTTCCACGCCCAGGCTCATATTGATTTCGGCTGTACCCCGAACCTCGGCAAGTGCCGATCCGCCAATCGAGAAGCCGGCACCAGAGCCAAAGCCTGGCAGCACGTTGCCATTGACCGTCACGGTCGGTTCGGCCGGGAACGTGGTTAGTGTGCCGGTGAGCGGGAGATCGCCGCCGGTATAGCCGCTGAAGTTAACGCTGTCGCCCACGCCGACCGCGCCGCCAGAGATTTCCATATCGAGGAAATTGCCGCCGCCCGTCAGCTTGAGGCTTTGTGGAACAGCGCCGAGCACATACCGATTGGTCGGGCTGGATGCGCCGGGGGTCTTGTTATAGTCCGCGAACAGCAGATAGTTCAGCGTGTCGGTGAGGTTGTAAGTCACGCTGGTGGAAGCGACGACAGTGCCTGTGGCTCCGAAGCACGCCTGCAGGATCGGATCGTCATCCGGACGCGTGCCTGCGGCGCCAGACGGAAAGAATGGCTTCTGCAGTGTCCATGAACCGCCCTGGCGGCCGCGCAGGCCGATCAGGCGCGAACGCAGGCCTGTCTTATATGTCGGAGAGTTCACGGCATTGGCCGCGCTCGGTCCGAAAGTGTTGAAGCGAACGCGCTGGGTGCCTGTTGTGGTCCAGACACCGGAAGAGTTTTGAATGGTGCGCGGGCCGGTGCTGATTTGGGCGTAGAGCGTTCTGTCGCGCGAAGACGAGGGAATGAAAGTATAAGACATGGTTTTGGGTTTTTCCTTTGGGCCTGGCGGTAACAGCCGCGTTTTGTGTCAGAGTTGAGCTATGTTGAGCAAATACAGATTTTTCGGGTCGGAAACGATCCTGCCGGGCAACATCGCGCTTTCGCGCTATGGCCAGATCGTCGAAATGGAACCGGAAGACGCGAACGCGCTGATCGCGGCGTCGCCGCCGGCGCTTTTACTTCCCGAGGAGCTGTGGGACGAAATCTTTCCGCCCGGAGCTGAGACGGATGCCGAGCTGGCGAAATGGCCGTCCGCGACCATTCACGCGAGCGTGCCCGCGGCGGCCACGAATGCGCCCGCGGAGTTTCTCGCGCGGACAAAGGCCGTGCGAGCGGCGCATCATGAATATCGGGCAGGCCTGCTTGCCGCCGTGGTGCAGGCAGCCTAAGACGGCACGCTGAAGGTCACGTTCGCGTCAGACCGGGCAGTAGAAGCTGATCCGAAAAGGTAGCGTCGAAAGATACGTTCCCGTGTCCTTATCGATCAGCCGCGAAGGCTGGCCCATCGAAATGTCGTTGTTCCAGACGATTTGGCGGGATCCGTAATCCGTCGCGCCAAAGACGTTAAACGCGTTCATCATCGCGTCGTGAACCGCCGACACCATCTGATCGAAATCGGTCTGGCTGCCGCCTTCGACAGACATCATGTGCACTTCGACGCCGAAGGCGACAAAGCCCGAGAAGGTTTGCCCGATCAGCTGGTCCGGCACTCCCGCTGGCCGCGAAGCACCCTGATATACGGCGATCGCCGGCAGCGTTATTTCCGAGTCGAGGAACAGATCCGAGATGTTGTACTTTCCGTGCAGGTAATTCAGCGAGTCGTCAGAGAAGTCGATCACGAATGGCTGCGAAGCGGATCCGACCATCGTCGGATCCGTGCCCGCGATACACGCCACGAGAAACGGGTTAAAGCCGCTGATCGGATCTGACAGCCGCGAGGTAATCGCGGCGCGGCAGCGCTGCGCGGGAGTGGTGGGATTGAGAGACATTTATGAAAATCTGCGCGACGTACCGTGTAATTGCGGCTCCGGAAAAATACGGGCCATCCGGAGTAGTCACCACATCCAAGCAACTAAGCAAAAAAGACTTAAAGAGGCTCCTCGCCGAATGGGGGCGAAGGCGTGCCGATATAAAAGACGGCGACGTCATCGAATTCTAAGAGCGCTCCTACTGCAGCCGTTTCAGCCGTTCGTTCACGCGCTCGACCATCGCCTCGTTCGCGTCGGCGATCTCGGTGGGGCTGGCGCCGAGGAATTGCCGCCGCGGCATCATGAAGCTGGCCTTGCCGCCTTTTTTCGGTTTGCGCTTACCGTTGCCGGTCCCGAGCCGCGTCCGGATCTCGAGGCCTTCGTTGTGCACGCGCGCCCGACTCTCGAGCTCATCGTTCGAATAGATCCCGATGCCAAACGAGACGTCGCTATCGACCAGCACCTGTAGCGCGTTCAGCATGTGCGTGTGGTGATCGGCCCCGAACAGGTTCACAACGCCGGCGCCGACGGATCCCGCTTTGCGCTTCGCATATTCGGGCGAGTAGGGCTCGAACGCGGCGCCGTCGACGTCCGTGCCGGCGAAAGTGCGATCGCGAATTACGCCGAGGATCAGGTTGCCGCCATAGAGCAGATCGGCGCGCGTGTATCGGGCCTCGGCCGCTGCCAGCCGGAACTGCGCGACAGGATCGCCGCCGTTCGAACTGGTGAAGGTGGCGCTCATGCCGCCTCAGTGACTCCAGGCAGCGCAGAAGGTTAGGCCGGCGCCACTAGCGAGAACCGTGAAGCCGCTGGGGAGCCAGTAAGGCGTATCGAACATGAACGTTTGCTCGCCGTTGGCCGCGATCGAGTATGTCTTCAGGAGCGCGACAGGCGTTCCCTGCCGATCCGCGACCGTAACCGTGAGCGCGCCCGCGGTCGTATTCGTCACGGTCAATATCTTCAGGTATGCATCGATCGTGGTGACCGTGCCCGCAGAAACGTTCGGGATGGCCTGTGGCTTGACCTGCACGGCATTCACACCAGTGGGCTGCGAACACACAGGGATCGTAGCCGTGCTGCAGGTCGATGACGTCTGCGCGATCGCTGGCAGCGAAAGCGCGGCGAGCGAGGTGAGGATTACTAATATTTTCATAATTTGTCCTTCCGGTTATTGCGCGTGGTGCTCGTGCATCGGCGCCATCAGGCGGTAAGACCGGCTGCGCGTGAAGTCCGCTATTTGCACGGTGAGGATTTCCACGCCGTACTTCTTCGCGGCGCGGCGAACCTTGATGCTTAAATCGTTATCCATATCCGTGTCGCCGCGAAGCTCATCCCACGTGCGGCCCATGATGAACTGAGCGACCAGACCATAGGTGGCGTCTTCTATCACCTGACTCGCTCCCTCAATTTCGAGGAAGTAAGTCTTGACGTCAGAGATTCGGTACGTCACGACCGTGGCGATGACAATGCTTGTGCCATCCCTTGTGGTCAGGGATTGCGGCCCAACTGCCATCGTGGAGGGTACCACGTTGACCTGGTGCGAGATCTCGATGCAGAATGGCCACTTCCAATGAAAGCCCGGATCCGTCAACCGGTGGAACTTCCCGAGGCGCAAAACTACTGCCTGCGCGTATGCCGGGACAACCTGCCAGAACTGAAAAAGCTCGATAAACTGGACGAGCAAGTCTACAAGTTTGTCGAACACTTTAGCTCCTCGTCATTGCTTGCTCAGAATGAAAAGATGCCGGCAGTTATACCCGCCGCACGTGATGAACACGTTGGGAAGTTGATCGTTGTTCATCGCGTCGATCTGTTCGCGCGTGTACGACTTGTCCGCGACCAGGAGCGCCTCGCAAAACGGGCGCGTCTTTAAATCTTCCGGGCCGCTGTAACGGAACTTCAGCGGCTTGTCGCCCGGCGTGTCCTTCTGGATTTCATCAAACTGCAGGCTGCTCGCCGTCCGGTACCAGGTGCTTACCGCGGTGTCCGCCCACGTGCGAGCGGATGCCAGCGTCTTGCCCATCGAGTCCGCTACGGTGGAAACCAGCTGCTCGAATGGCAACCCGGCGACGGAAAACATGACTCTATCCATCGCGATCCCCGCGGAGCCGGCGAAAAGGCGGTCGAGCTTCGAGACTGTCGTCGCTTCGATGCGCCCGAGTACTTTCAGGTCTGTCGGACTGAAGTCGACGGCTGGCAGCGTTCGGCCGAGCGATTCGCCCAGCGCATTCAGCATCTCCTGCAAATAAGGAAGCTGATCGCCGAACTTGCCGGTGTAACTCGCCAGCAGCTCCGGGTAGCCCTCGGCATTCAGCGCATCCATAAACACCGCGTCCGCGTTGGCCAGAATCTTATCGTTCGCCGCGGTCGGATCGATCGCGCCGTCCGTAATCGAAAGCGCGGCCTCCAGTTGTTTGACCGTCTCCGCGGTGGCGGAATCGACCATCTTCTTCAGCGATCGCTCGAATTGGCCGATCAGCGTGTCGGTCCAGACCTGATGGCGGCTGAAGATATCGACCAGCTTCGGGTCTTCCGGCGGCGGCGCTGCCTTGCGCGCGAACTGCATGCCCTCTGGAAGAATCAAGACCGCGTCGGTTGCCCACGCATCGAGCCATGGTTTCATCCACGCGTCGGGCGCGTCAGGCGTTGGTGTATTTTCGGAGATCATCAAAACTTACGGCCGGCTGCACTGTCGGCCCGATGGGCTGCGGGTGCGGGGCTGCCCACGCATCGCGTTCGCAATCGTGGCCCGAAACATCGCCGATATATTCCACGCGGCAAAGCGGGCACTTGCGCATGCTGCTCACGAGGCTCATAGATTCATCACGCGATCCGTGGCCAGCATTTCTTTTGCGGCGTCCGGAATCGCGCCCGCCTCGGACACGTCGTACCGGCTGCTCTTCTTTTTCTCGGGGTAAAAGTCCGCGGCCGCGGTGGCGAGGATGGCGCGCAGGAAGTTCGATGGAAGGTCTCCGATAAACGATGCACCCACAGCTGTGCCTGCCGTGACGATCGCGGAGCCGGCAAGCGTGAGGGCCAAACCGAAGGTATAAGTCGATGCGCCAACAACGTAATAGTCAGTGCCCGGGAGCAGGCCCGTGGAGAGCTGGCCGTCCGATGTTGTCCAGGCGCGCTGAACACTGCCGTTTACCATGCCATGCGGCTGCAGCGTCTCCAGAACGGCGCCCGCGGCGGTAAACGGGATAGTGTAGCCGCCCGTGTACTGGATTGCGAATGTCTCGAACGTGCGCCCCAGGGTGTCGGGCCATACAGCTGTTTGGCGAAGCGCGACGCGGCCCGGCTGCGTTGCGGTCGAAACCCAATAGGCAGACGGATCCACCGTGATAATGGCTGCGGTGTCGTCGGTGAGATAAATGCCCGAGACTTGGCGAAGCGGGCCGTTCAGCAGTTCGAGCGCGACCGGATTGTATCCGGCAAACCGCGCGAGCACGGATCCGATGGATCCGCCTCCGCAGTCGAGCCCTGGTGGGAGGTCCATCACTCCGTTAAACGTTTGCGATACGAAGGCCTGGCCGACGTACTTTTCGCAAAGCCGGCGCGCGGCGCGGATCTTCACGTCGAAAACGGCCTGCGGGATCTGCAGGCTTCCCATCCGGATGGTGGAGGTGTAATCGGCAAGCGAAACGGGCTCTGCCGCGGCGTCAACGATACGCCGTGTGCGGAGCTGCTTCGACAGTCTGCGGTATGGGACGGGAGAAAGCATGGGTTAGCGATTCCGGCCTTTTTTAGCGGAGTACTCCTGCTTGTGCGCGGGCGCGATTTCGGCCTTCGGCGCCTCGAGCACGGGAAGCGGATCCGCGGCGTCAGTATCCTTCGCCCAGCCTTCCTTCAGGAAGATAGCGGCGAGCGATTCGGTTACGTCGTAGGTGCGGCCAACGAGATACCACTGTACGTGGATGCCGTCGCGCGAGCCTTCGTGGCTCGAAAGCATGATGAGCTTTTTCATTTTTGGGGTGTGTCAGGAATTCGGAAGTTCAAAAAAGCCTGGCCGGCCGCGGCTCCCTGCGGAGCCGCGTGGCGAGGGTAAAACTAAGTGGCGTTGCCGGCAGTCGGTTGATAGTCGGGGAATGCGGCGGTCTGAAGCACCGCAACCGGCGTACCCGTGGCCTGGGTGCCCGTAAGGCGCACGTTGACCTTCAGGTATCGCATTTGTCCCCTGTAACCAACCGTATAGACGCCCGAGAGATCTGCCGCTCCCGTAGTCTTCGACTGGAAGAACGTCCCCGTAGCCGTGCCGGTTCGCACAGCATCGCCTGGCGGGAACAGAAGGTCCGTGTCGAGGCAGGGAACATAGGTGGTGTTGTCCGCCGAGACCTGGAGTTCGAGCTCGATATAGACGGTGGGGCTTGCGGCGGTGCCGAAGGCACCGACCAGGACTGCAATGTTAGCGCCGTGGAAGCCGGCGAGGTCCATTGCCGCGCTCAGCTGGGTGGCCGTCAGCACCACGGGCAGAAGCCCGAAGTTCGGTGCCGCTGCACCTGCGGACGGAACCCGTCCCTGTTTGATTCGATTAATGCTATCGCGATCAGCCATTTTTTTTTCCTTTATCTGAGGGGTTTTCGACTTGTCTTTGATACGGGCGAAGCTTTCGCCGCGCCCGTACCCCGATGTTCCCCGCACTGCGGGGACCGTTGTTATCCAGGTCAGGACGGTCTAGGTCAGGACCTGGATCTTGATTGCGTCGAAGTCGTCCACGTCCCCGCCCGTCCGCTTCCGCGTGTAGAACAGGATGTTCGGCTTCGATGTGAAAGCATCACGCAGAACGCTGATGCCGACCCGGTCGACGATCACGTAACCGCGTTTGAAATCGCCGAAAGCAGCAGCAAGCGCGCCGGCGCCAACCGCCGGCATGTCGTTTGCATACTTCAGGTTGTAGCCGAGCAGGCTGGTGTTATTGAAGTTCCCGCCCACGATGGGCTGGAAGATATAACGACCGTTGCCGTCCTGGATCAGCATGATGCTGGCAACCGAAGCGCGTTTCACGAGCCAGCTTGCGTTGGCCTGATACTGCTCCTTCAGGGAGGTGATCAGGTTTAGCAGACCGGCATAGGTGAAGGCTCCGGAGGTGCCGGTGCCAACCTGCTGGATCTGGCCCCAGTTGGTGCCGGACGCATAGGACATGAAGCCCTTTGGCTGCGCGGCGCCAGTTCCGGTCACGAACGCGGTGTTTTCGGTCCGCGCGATGATGTCGGCAGTCTTGTCGGCATACCAGCTTTCGATGTCGACAGCGGAGTCCTCGAGCAATTGCTGAGAAACAACCGGCATCGCGAACTGCTCATATGCGGTGATCGTCTTCATGGCGATCTGCGACGTTGCGGTCGCGGGCCTCGTCGAGAGCTCGCCGGTCCACCCACCGCTGATGGCGGAGTTCGGATCCTGCGGGATCTTGAATTCGTGCGAGCTGATGGGCTGCACGGTTGCGAGGTCACGCATCGGCGTGGTTTCGAACACGCGCGTGGTGATGCGGTTGGCGACCTGCGGAGGCGTAAGGAAGTAACCGCCGTCCGGATCGGATCCGAGCGAAAGCGCCTTCACCTGGATTTGATCCATGCGGGTGGTGTCGTGGCGGAGGTAGCCGCCGAACTCGCCCGTGAACGATTTGAACTCGTCCGCGGTCAGCACGCGGCGGCCGCCGGACAGGCCGGACAACTGCGCGTTGAACTGTTTGTGCGCCTTCACTTCGAGCGCGGCTTCGGTCGCATCGCCAGCGAGGACGACACGGTTCTGTTTCGTTTCGATCGCGGCCAGCTGCTCGTGCTGCTTAGTGATGGCTTCCGTCATCGCGGCAATCTTGCCTTCACTGTCGGTGCGGCCGGCTTTTACTTCAGCTGCGTGTGCGATTTTGAATGCTTCAAAATCGGTGCCCATCTGTGTGATGAGGACCTTAATTTCTGCGTTGAGTTCCATTGCGGAGCTCTCCCTTGATTTGGATTTTGTGTTGCCGCTCGGGTAGGGAACTACTGAGCTGAACCGCTCGCGCGCCTGAGCGTGGAGCGTGCCGAGAAGCGACTGGACAAATCCGGGTCGCGGGTAAAACGTGGCGGTGAGACTCGGGCGTTGATCAAACGCTGAGCGAGGCGGCTGGCCTGAGCCGGGCCGCGGAAGTGAATAGCTAATGAATAGCGTTATGCATTAGGCAGGAGCTTGGCTCGTGCTGTTTTGAGCGACTCGATGAACGCGTCGTGCTCGACCTTGTCCGCTGCGGCCTTAACCTCGGCAGCCAGATCGGCCGCCGACTTGCCGCCCATCGGCTGCGGCGGCGTTTTATCGCCACCCACGTTGATTGCGGCGTAGTCCATCATCCGCGCGGCGGCGATGGCTTTCGTTGCCAATGCCTGGCCCTGGTGCATCTTGTACATAGCCTGGTCGCACTTGCGCGCCGCTTCCACGTGCATGGAGATCACGCCGGCGAGGCTCTTTTTCGCGGCCTTCACTTCGAGCGTGTCGGTGTCGGCTGCCTTCAGATCGGCTGCTTCGTCTACTTCCGGAAGCGCATCAATCTTCTGGTCTGTGATATCGGCGTGGGCGTCGGCGGCATCGTGGAGTGTCTTGCGCGCAGCCTTTTTCTTCGCCTCTTTGTCCATGCCCGGATCGCACATGATCGAATCCATCGAGTCGTCTTTGGCGTCCTCAACGGTCCATCGCTGATTGGACAGATCCTTGCGCAGTTCGTGCGCCGCCAGCGTCTCTTTGAATGTGTTCATAGCTTTTATGCCTTTGACCGAAGTCACGTTGGATTCACTGTTCGACGAGAAGGTCACGAAGGAGCCTTCGAACAATTTGATTTCTTTGAGGTGGCGAACGCCCTTGATGCGATCGAACTGAACTGCCTTGTACCCGATCGACAGCGCAAACACACCGCGAGCGTCGAACTGTTTCGCCGACTCCATCAGCATCTTCAGGAGTGAATAAGCGCGCGCGCCGGCGTCGGTATCGATCGCCAGCCTGCCGGTAACAAGAAGGCCGTGATCGTCTTCCTTCAGTTCAGTCCAGACGCCTATCGGTTCTACGATGACATGCTGCCAGAGGATCGGAATCAGGCGCTTCGAAGCGAGCGAGACTTTGAACGCGCCCTTTACAATGGTGTCCTTATCGGAATCGACGTCGCCGAAGACAGCCAGGTAGCCCGTGAAGGTGCCAGTGCCGTCGTCGACGCTTTTGATTTCGAGTTGTGTAGCGTTCTTGTATTCCAAATGAGTAGTTCCTTTTCGCGGCGCGCCTAATTCAGCAGCGCGCGAACGCGGTCCGTGCTCTTGATCAGAAGGTCGAGCGGCTGATCTTTCTTCGCCGGTACCGGCTCTGGCGCCTGGATCGCTTTTGGCGCTGGCGCGACAACGACCTTTCCGTCTATACCGACCATCTGCACCATCGAAGGCAGCAGGAATACGTCTCCGCCCGGAATGGCCGGATAGCCGGCTTTCAGCCGCGCTTCGTTGATCGTGAGCCACGAGCTCTTGACCGCGTTGTTATTCCGCGTATAGATGATGTCGCGGTCTTCCTGAATCGCCTCGATGTCGTCGCGATCGTAGTCGAGGGTGAGATCGTCGCCGAACAGCGGCGTAAGCCAGTTGTTGTAGTCGTCCGCGACGAAGTCCATCAGCGGCAGGATCGTCTCAAGATAGAACTGCTTACGCGCCTGAATGTAGTTCGAGTCATTCAGGCCGCCGCCTTCGTGGATACCCACGAGCTCCGGAGGGCAGCCGAACGCGCTGCAAATCTTGCGCGTGGTGCGATTGTCGCCCCCCAGCCAGTCGAGCTCCGCCGGCGTCAGCGACATCTTTTCCCATGTCACGCCGCCTTCGAGGACCATCGGCAGCCCTGCGTTCTGCGTTCCGATGAACTTCTCGTGCAGCGAGCCTTCCAGCCGGCCGAACTGCTCTGCGCTCAACTCGCGATCGGTGACGAGCGCGCCCGACGGGCGGCCCGCGTTCTGCATCAGCGCAACATTCCACTTCTGTATTTCGTTTGACTGGTCGACGTTGCGGCATGCTGCCTGCAGCGGCGAGAGCCCATACCAGTCGTCGGTGGGGTGAAAGAACTTCGTATGCAGGACGGTCTGGCCGAAACGATCCGGCATCAGCTTCGTTTCCACGCCGCCGGCGTTATAGATATAGCTGCCGATCGGCTCGTTTATAGTGCCCTTGTCGATCTTCATGCGATCCGGGCGGAGCGGGAAGAGTTCAGTGGGTGGCGCGTTTGTCGGGCCATTGCGGACAACGTAGCTGTTGCCTGCGATTTGGAGGAAGCCGATATATTGCTCGAAGTACGCGCCCCAGCCCATTTTTTCGTTCGGTCGCCGCATCAGATCGAGCAGCGGGTGATCCTCGAGTGGCTTGCGATTCGGTCCCGATCCCTGGTATAGCTTCCATTTGATGCCCTTGGCCGCGGTGGTGATTTCCTTCACGCATGCGTACACGTCAGCGTTGAGGACATAACCTTCGTTCGCCATTGCGGCGTAGTTGGCCGAGGTAAACAAGGGACCGTTCAGCCCCATGACGATGAGACTGCGGTTCACCGGGTTCGCTTTGGTCGCGAGCCAGCCAGCGGCTCTGGAGAAGATATTCATTTCGGATCAGGTGTCTTTTAATAGCTGCTGGTCGGGCGCCAGTTTCTTTCCCTGCCGATATCCGGAAAGCGAATGTTCGGCTGCGGTTCCGGATCCAGCATCAACTCTGTAAGCGCCCAGATCGCAGCATCCGCATGATCCGGGGACTTCGCACCGACGTAGCCGCCGGTTGAGAACAGGCAGTATTGCCGTTCAAGTTCGGGGAAGTGGCCGACATGGCGCACCTTACCCTGCGAATAAATTGCAGCTACCGGTTCTGCGCGCTGGACCTTCCCGCGCGAGGCGTTCACAAGCTTGACGGGCGCCGACCTGCGCGCTGTGCGAATGGTCGATTCCACCATCGCCCCGCCGAAGTTTTTCTCGGCTACGATCTTGTCCGCCTTCCAGCGGTCAAATAACCCCAGAGCCTTGTTCGCCCACTCATCCGGCGAATAGCGTCCGGAGGCGTCCTCGAGGACTCTGCCGTTGCCGTCGTGCCCGAGGCCAGCCGCGACGATCCCAATCTTGTGGAGCGCTTGTCCTCTTCGCCGGAACATCCCGAAGGATCGATGGCGATGACGACTCGCGCGAGTGTGGCCAGCAGCACCTCGCGTTCCGCTTCGCTCTCCGGCGCCGCTTCGCGCTGCGTATTGAAAATCTCTTTCGTCCAGAGAGCGCCTGTCACGCGGGAGCGGCACTGACCTCCCCAGATATTGTTGTAGGTGTCAAGATCGCGCGCCTTCATGAAGTCCTTCTCAGCGAGAAGGCCTTCCGGAAACCAGGGATTGTCGATCCAGTTCATCTGCTCGACAATTGCCCCTGACGGCGGATCGACGATAAAGCGCTGGTACGCTTCATCCTCCGCAAGATCCGGATTCATGGTGATCCAGAGCTCGGCACCAGGCGTCCGGAAAATCGTCGGGATCAGGACGTCGAGCGAGCGCTTCGAAGCGGTCTGCCCTTCTTCGATCCACGCCTTCGTGGAACCCTCGAAGCTTTTGATGGATGCAATATTGTGGCGGAGTCCGGCAAAGATGAATTCCGTGCCATTCAAGCCGACGATCTTCGATTCCTGAACGTCGTAGAAACCTGACAGGTTTAGCTCTGCCACTTGATCTTCGAGCAGCCGATGGACGCTATCCGCGAGCGAGTTCTGAAACTCACGAAAGCACGGAATGCGTTCGGGCCTCTTTGTGCCCTCGATCAGCAGCGCGCGGGCGACGCTCCAGGACTTCGCCGATCCGCGTCCGCCGTGCAGAATTTTGTAGCGCGACGGGCGGAACAAGCATTGCGCCTTGCGCGGAAACTGCGGTTCCACTATCCGGGATTGTGCTGACTGGATCGACAAACGTCACTCGGATTTCGGTTGGGATGAGCGCGGCGCCATTCTTGCCGGTGAGCTGGACCTTGTTGCTTCCGTAGCGGTCCGGGAACCGGCCTCGCTGGCGGAACATCAGCAGAGCATCCGATTTCTTCCAGACGCCGAGAATCTCGCCCTGGTCAAACCTGAGAATCGTCCGCCCCGTGATCGGGTCAGTCGTGGTGAGTTGCAAACCAGTCTCGGGATCCAGGCACGGAATCTTTTCGTACGAAAACTCGCCCTGAAAAACCAGCGGTTCGAAGACGCCCTTGTACGCGCGAAGCGAAACCTCGTCTTCATAAGCGTCATCGCCCTGCGCCATCGCTTTGGCGAACCGGGCAGGGTAGGCGGGATCGCAGTCCATCCACTTATAGTGCGAGGTCCTGCCGATCTTCGCGTCTTCGGCCGATTGCTTGATACTGCCAGTGATAGCGATCGCGGCGAGAAAGGCGCGCTGCTTATTTCGCAACGGGGATTTGAGCGGGCGTTTGCGCTTCGGTTTCGCCGGCGCGGCGGGCGGCGTTTTCTTTCTCGCTTTCACGTTAAATCGTTCTCACAAGTGAGTACATTTCGCTTGACATGAGTACTCACTTTTGAGTACTATTAGATATGACCGCAAGCGAACTGAAACGGTGGCTGAAGTCTCAGGGATGCACCTTCGAAAACGGGACGAACCATACGAAGGTCATGCTCGGCAACCGCGTTTCACAGATTCCGCGTCACCCGGCTACCGAAATCCGCACCGGGACATACAACGCGATTCTGAAACAGCTCGGCATCAGAAAGTGAGGCAAACAATGTTGCAATTCGTCGCTTTATTCGAACCAGACAAAGAGAAGGTCGGCTTCGTGGTTACATTCCCCGATTTCGACTGGGGCGTAACCCAGGGTGACACCGAAGAAGAAGCTGCCGCCATGGCAGCCGATGCGCTGACGATGATCGTCGGCGATTACATCGAGAAAGGAAAACCGCTTCCCGCTCCAGGCAAACACCGCGGACAAAAATACCGGCTGATTCAGTTACCGGCACTCCCCGCAGTCAAAGCTGAACTTTATGTGGCGTTCGTCGAATCCGGAATCCGCAAGGCCGAACTCGCACGCCGCCTCGGGATTTCGAAAGGGAACGTTGACCGTCTGTTCAACATCCGGCACAGCAGCCGGATCGAGCAGTTGGACGCCGCGTTCCGCGCGATCGGTAAAGAATTGACGATTCAAGTCAGTAGCGCCGCGGCATAGACTTGAAACTCAACTGATCTCCGGCATGGCTTCAACGAGCAGCTGCAGCCGCTTCTTCAGCAACGTCCGCAGCGCCGCGTTTTCGCGCGCCTGCTTCATCGCCTCGGCGTGCCACGCCTGCGCGTTTTGCTTCCAGGTCTCAGTTGTCTGCTCCCACTTCGCGATACATTCGAGCAGGGTGGCCTTTTCCTCGAGCCACGCCTTCCACGCTTCTGGCGTCAAGCTGGCGTCCCGGCCCGCAGCATACCTGCGATCCGCAACCCGCGTGCTCCAACCTGATCGATCCAGGGATGAGTGGTTTCGAGATCCGCCGCGGCCGCGCTCCAGTTCGCCGAATTACAGAACGCCATGAAGTTGGTCCAGTGCAGGAAGGCGGGAACGTTGAAATAAAGATTCGTCAGCGCGCGCTGGCGAACATCGTCGAGCGCGGCGAACGGAGGAAACGCTTTCGTGAGCGCCGCGATAGCGATATCCTGCCGGTGGTGCAGCAGCCAGATCGACTCTTCGGCATCGAAAAAAGTAGCATTGATCCCAACGCAGATCGTAGGCGTGCCGAGCACGGTATACCCCCTGACGATGCGCTTGCCGTTCGCATCGTCATAGAGGTAAAGAACCTGTTCTTCGTCGCGGATCAGTTCCGCATCGAGGGCGCTTCGATCCATTTGGCTTAGGCGGCCAGAGATGCGGGCGCGGCCAGCACTGCGGGCGCTGCGGCAACGGCCGGCGTGGTCTTGAACGCCTTAATGAGCGCGGCGAACAGATTCACGAGAAGCGCGCAGCCGGCCACCGTGGGATTTGGGGAGTTTTCGAGAACGCCGCTTCCTACCTCAACACCGACGAGGACCTTGTTCAGCAGGACGGACTGCTTTGTCTGGCCCGATACCGGCGGCGCGATGGTTTCGATTGCCTGCACTCCCGCCAGAAGGGCGGGCGCATAAGCAAGAGTTTCGGTGGTGATCTGATTGGTTACTGCGAGTGTGTTCATAATTCAGGTGAGGGCGATCAGCGCCAGCGCGTCGGCCATCTTTGCGATTCCGGGTCCGTAAGACGCCTGAAGCGAATGCTCGAAATGCGCGTCGAGCGCCTGGCCGATGTTGATGGCGTTCAGCCATCCATCGAAAACTGCGGCCATGCCCGCGTGGATGAACTGCGGACGGGGCGGAACGTGCGTAACGATGTCCTTCGTGTTGGACACTCGCACCAGCGTGACCTTCGCGTCGCAATACGTCTTCCACGGCACGTCGCCGACCCGCGGGCTGGCGAAGACAATACACGTAACGGGCAGCGTGGTGCCGCTGGCGATACTGGCGGCCACAAGGCTTGCGGCGGCAGCGCCGAGCGAATGGCCGATTATGCAGAATTGCATGCCGGCGCGCGCGCCCACGATCGCGGCGCGGATCGACGGTAAAAGTGCTTCGAGCAGGCGCTGAAAACCGGCGTGTACTTTAAATCCGCCGACGTCCTCAAGTACCGATTCGAAATCGTCAATCCATTCGTCCGGCGTTTCCGTGCCGCGGATTGCAATATAGACCACGTTGCCGGCGGTGGCCACGAAGCCGAAATACGGATTGTCCGGCGAGATCTTGCCGAGAGGGCGGTCCAGTTTAATGGCCCGAATCAACGCGTAGCCAGCCGGCAGCGCCGGCGTTTCGGAAACGACGTTGTATGCCGCCTCGGCGAGAGGCAGCGCGGTTTCGAGCAGGAACGCTTTGTCGATGGTCAGCATTTATATTCGCGGATCCAGTTGATGATCGGCTCTTCCTGAATGCCAAATGTCAGAGCCTCGGCGAGCGCCGCGGCGTTCGTCCAGCCCTGATGTTTCATCCGGTACCAGGCCATCACGCCGCCCGTGCGATCGCGGCCGTGCTGGCAGTGCGCGAATACCGGCGCGGACATGGCATTCACGAGCCAGGAATAACTCTTGTCCAGTTCGGCTTCGGTCGGAGGCGTCATGCCGACAGCGGCGTAGAGAACCATATCGCCGATGGGGATACTGACGTGCGCGATCCCGAGAGCCTCGCACGCTTTGTTTTCATCCGCGCGGCCCCACGGCTCGCGGAAGTCCAGAACGACTTTCACGCCCAGCGTCTTCAGCTCCGCGAACTGCGCGTCGGTCGGTTGCGCGCCGCGATAGATGCCTGGCGCGACAACGCCGAAGTTTGCGATGGTGGTCAGAACGCGTGCCCCGCGACGTAAACCCGCGCCGCCAGGACGACGACGACAAGCGTAACGATGCCAATGGTCTTCACGTTATTGTTGAATCGCGCGCGCCGCGTGAGCTTCACGGGCGGGAGGGGAACGGGCGCGGGCGTGACCAATACCGGATCCGGTATAACCTGCGGTGCGCCTTCGGTAACCGGCACGAGCACCGCACCGCCCTCGTAGTTCGGGATCGGGACCGCCTGCGCGGTGCCTGGCACGTAGTTCGGAATCGGGACTATCGTTGGAGCGCCCGCTGGGACGCCTGATTGCGCGAAGGCGGAAACGGCGAGGATCGCGAAGGCGAGAAGGAGCTTCAACGGAATGGTCATAACTGTTTTTGTTCGTCGACGGAGTCGCGGAGCGCAAGCGCAACGCTGCTAACCATGCGCCATGTAGCTCTCATGTCAGCGGGCAGGTCTTCCCACGATGGGAAACCGTCTTTATCGCCCAGCCGCGATCTCAGCCATGTGCGGAAGAGCGCCTCTGCAAACGCTTCGCCGGTCACGCGGCCGCCGTGGCGTATCGAGTGGCGGGAACCGATCCGGCAAAGGCGCCCCGCATCTTCGCGCACGCGGCCTTTTCAATCTGCGACACGCGGCCCTGGCTAGTGCTAAGCGCCACCGCGATCTCGGCCTGCGAATCGTCGCGATAGTATCGGCGCTCGATGACTTCGCGCTCCCTCGGATTCAGCAACTCCAGCGCGGCGGCTATATTCATGGCCGCCTCGACGGCAGGCCATTCGGATCGGGAGACAACCGTCTTCGCTTCTCTGCTTTTGAGGAGTTCAACGATCTCTGTGTTGGCAGTGTTTTTCCGCCGGTTGAGGTGAAAATCTTCCCGCACTGCATCGAGGACCGCGTATCCCATCTTCTGTTTGATCCAGAGGTGAAGGGGAAC